CTATCAAAATTACCATTCATTCTAATAACAAAGTTATAACTATCTAAAAGTTTCAACGATGCCAACCTAACTTTAGAAATATCTGGTTCATAGAAATTAGTATTGACCATATTGTTTGTATCACTTAGTGCTACATCAAAATGTTTTGAAGATCCATTTGAAGCAATAGTATCGTAATTTTCATCTAATGTAGCAGATTCTTTAAGATATGAATAATTCGTTTCATGTGGCTTGTAAAATGTTGTTCCAAATAAACCACTTTTTAAAGATTGAACTATATCAAAAACCTTTTCAAATTTGTGGATCTTGATAGTATTACCAATAAAAGATTCTGTGTGTGTGGAAAAATCCACATTCTGAACAGATTCTTCCATTAATAATCCAGAAAGAGATTTAAAAGTAAAACCGTCAAAGGTTTCGAAAAAAATATAATCAAAATAGTTACTATTTTTACTTATCTTCGATATAAAATTTATTAGTCTATTTGCTTTCCAATAATTAGAGTAAACATCAACGATATCGGTTGTTGCTTCAGAATCTAATGTTTTGGTAGAAGATAAATAATTCGTTAACACATCTTGAATTATAGTTTCTGGTTTATCACTGAATTTTTTTGATATGGAAATTTTATCGTTTGTTAATGCTTCTTCAGAACAAAAATAAAACTCTATAATTCTTCTTTTTCTATCCCCACGATGATCATCAACATCAGGATTTACTTTATAAATTCTAAAATTAAAATCTATTTGTTTATCTGTATCGGTTGTTCTAATACCAAAATTTAATGTTTCGTTTCCAATGATTATAAAATTACTCATTAGATCTAATGTATCAACAATAACAAGTTTTCCACTTAGAAAAAAATCAAATATACTTTCATATAAATCGATACTAAGGAACATTCTAGAAAGTTCAATAGTTTTTCCATTTATATTAGTTAATGAAATATCAACACCATCAACTACTGTAAAGATTTCATTTTTCATTACGTGTTCACCGATTGCCTAACCATTTCTGTCAAGAATTGTGATAGATATTCTGGTTTGACTACTTTAACTTCTCTTTTGTTATCATTTTCGGTTGTTAGATCGTCATAGTTCGTCGAATATAAATTTAGATCTAATACACCATCTATAGTGCTTTTGTCCCTTGCTGTAGCTTGTATAGCGTCTTCTGGTAGCGGCAAATCGAAGATTGGATCAAATATATTATTGATTATGATAATAGTCCAAAAATATACTGTATCATTATAAAGTTCATATGAAATTTTTTCTAAGGATTCACCATCTGATATAGAATATACCTGTAGATATTTATCGTCTATATCTGTTGCTAATCTATATTTATAGAATACATTTTTAAATTCATATTGATCATTATCATATACAACATTTGGTATTAAATCTTGAAGTTTCATTAATACTGAACCCCCATGTTATTTTTATAGATAATCGTTTCTATCTATTTTTTCTATTTCTGTAAAACTCAATGTTATATCAACTTTTTGTGGATTACCATCAGTATAGATTGAAGGAACACCATCAGCAAATGTAGTTGATGTAAAGGTATTAAGTACACAACTTTTTATTTTAATAATTTCTGTTGAATTTGGAAGTTTTATTAAGATATCCCAATAATTAGGATATGAAATTTTATATTTTTCATAATGTGGTAAGGAATTTCGTTTAAATGCTTTTACAATTTCTAATATTGTATTTGCTTCACTTTTGTTTTTTGGTATTAAAGTAAAATTAAATTCAAATGTTCTAAATTCCGTACCAGTAAAAGCAAAAGAAGCATAATCATTAACCAATTCTCCACGTTTTGCACCATAAAATTTTGCCAGATCACCAAAAGCATCAACAGTTTTACCTAATATATTTGTTTTAAGTGCGTCTGTGAACCCCTCAGCACCCAAACCAACACCACTTTCCCAATTGTTATTAATGGAATCTATAATACCATTAGTAGACATTGGTAAAACTATACTATCCTGTGTTTGTTTATTGGTAGAAACATCTTGTGTCTTCTTACCACGCATAGTCCAACTAAAAGCATTGAATACCATATAAGGTTGTATATTATCATTCATATCTTTTGGAAATTTGTACATGGATAATTCATCCTCTTGTGTTTTTATTAATATTTACTAAATTAATTAACAAAGACGAACAAAATAAAAAAGGCCACCTAAATTAATAGGTGGCCTTCTGTTTTAGATAGGTGTTAACTTACATTATGCAGGCAAGTTAGCAACAGTTAGTTTATGGTAGTAGTTGGAGGCTCCAAAAGGATTATCCAAAAGACCATAACGTGTGCTGAAGAAAGAAACAGGTTGACCAGTTTCTTCACCCATACCCTTACGAATCTGAAGTGGAATATAAGGTGTATAAAAAATACCAGCATCCATTTCATTATTGCCTTTGTAACCAACATAAATGCTATCATCAGCAGCATAGATATCAACAAAGGTATCCATACCAAGTGCTTTACCAGCATAAACTTGCTGAATAGGATCAACGTTAGTGTCGTTAAGTCTACCAGAAGCTTCAAGAGCATTCAAAACGGCAGGAGAAACGATCTGGAAAGTACCTTGACCACGTTTGGTCTGTGTTGCAATAGAACGTTTTGCACGTCCAAGAGCAGAAGCTAAATTCTGATATTTCTCCATTTCCCAACGACCATCAGCAGTATCATAATCATAAGCTGAAGTGTTTGTGGATTTGGTTGCTACCAAATTCATCATCTCACGATTCATTTCCATGATGATTTCATCGGAAGCAATACTAGAAAGAAGACTTTCAGCATCGATACTATGAAGAGTTCTAATATCATCCTGCAATTCATTAGTCCATTTTGCTTTCAACTTACGAGTCTTAGCGGTAACAGTTGCTGTATCAACCTTGAAACCAACTTCTTTCATATCGGTACCAAGATTTTCACCAGCAGTAGTAGTATAAGAACCACTATAATTACTAAAGATAATCTCGAAAAGTGCTTCATTTTCATAAACAGCAGAAATAGTAGTTACCGCAGCAGCATAAGGATCGTCATTATCAACTTGTTCACCAGCACCAGCAACGAAAGTACCAGATTCTACTTCAACAAGCAAGTTATTACCTTCTTTATGACGAACAACACCATTACCATCACCAGTAGAAGTGCCACCTTGAACAATATCACCACCAACATTAAAAGTGGAAGCATCTGCCAAAGTAACAATTACAGAATTGGCGCGAGTAAGAGGATTAACAGAATCGTTCTGGAATACAGCACGAAGAACAAAAGCCAAACCAGAAGGACCGCTCATTGGTTGTGTACCAAAAATTTGAGGACCAATAAGAGCAGGCATAACACGTCTTAGCATAGGAATAAGAATAGGTGAATAATTTCCAGTTCCATCAGCAGCATTAGTTTTTTCATTAAGTTTTTCAATGTTCTCAAAAAGCTGAGCCATCGCACCATAGTCAGAACGTTTAATTTTTGGACAAGCACTTACAAAATCAGACCAATCATTTTGACCTTCAATGATTGGAGCCCATTTTTCAATGACATCCGGTTTTACAATAAGATTGTACATTTTTACCTCTTTTAAAAGTATTTAATTGTTTTATTTATATGTGTACTGCACTTTGCAGCTATTTATTAATAAAATTTAGGGATATATTTTTTAGTGGTATCAGTATCTTTATTACTTTCCTTCAAAATTTTATCAGGATTTTCTTTGGATTTTTCTTCTTCTTTAAGATTTTCATCAACATCATCAGTTTTGTCTACCAATTTTTCTTTAATGATTTTAACTTTTTCAACAAAAGTTTCTACATCATTTGCAGAAATATCTTCTACCAATTTAAGTAAATTTGCCTTTTCGTTGACACTCATACCTTCAGAGATGTTAGTAAACTGAATTGCTTTTTCAAATTCCAAAATCTGTTTCTTGTTTTCAATATTAGTATTACCAAGTTCATCAACTTTAGATTTTGCTTCTTCTAATTTAGCTTCTAAATCAGCAACAGTATCAATATCTTCTTCTTTAATATCAACATAGTTTTCAGAAAGAACACCACGAAGCTTTTTCATAGTACTTTCGGCCATACTAACCTTAATTTCTGATGCCATAGCTGGTTTATTTTCATCAAACCATTCACCAAAAGCTTCTTCCATATAATCATTTAAGGATTCTACCAAATCGGATTTGAAAGTTTTTAGCTCTTCTGTGTGTTTTTCCTCAAGTTCGGTTTTGGCCTCTTCTAACTTTTTTTCAACAACACTATTAACGGATGCTTCAAAAAGTGCTTCCATTTCAGTTTTTGCTTCTTCAGTTAAAGCTTCTTCTGAAAAATGTTTTTCTAAAATTGCCTTTAAATCCATGTTATCTCCTATGATTTTTATTATAAAAGTTTTTTATGTATATTAATATTTACTAATTTACGTTAAAAATTT